GACTCAATGAAACCGGGCCGCATGGTCTTTAACAGTTCGGCCTTGTTCTTTGCGTCCAGGTTCCGCCCGTTCTTAATGTCCGCCTCGATCTCCTTCATGGCTCGTTGGCGGGATGATTCAAGTATAAAGGCTTCCTGGCCTTTAAGGTGCTGATATGCGTCCCACCGGGTTTTGATCTTGCCTGCTGCAAACATTTCTTTGACGCTGTTAAACGCCGGATCAAGGGACGTTCCGGGCAATGCAGTGGCGGTATTGATCATGTTGCCGATGTCAAAGTCTCCGGTCATGTGCTTTTCAAACTGGCGTTTTGCGCTCTGCTCAGAAGCTTGGAATTTGTCATTCGCAAGCCGATTGGTAGTATCGGTCTGCATGACTTTGCGCTCTTTAAGCCCCGGCTGGTAATTGCTCATGTCAGTCACGCCGCCCATATTCGCATCGGTCTGATACATGCCACGGGTCGCCGGGTCGCCTGTCCCGTACTCAATATCATCAATCCGTTGTTGCTGTGCCTGCTTTGCCGCATCAGCCGCCGCCTGCTGTTTCTGCCCGTAAAGCCTCATCCCCATATCGGCCACGTTTAAAAGCGCGTCTACCGGGCCTGGTGATCCGGCTACTCTGTTGAATCGTCCCATGAAAGCCTCCTTATCTGTGAGCCTCAAGCCATGGCTTAACGTTGATCATTGACCCTATAACGTCGCAAAAGCCCAGGAACGCGGGTACGATAAACCGGGTTGTCCTGTATTTCCTGCGCTCGATGATCCCGAAATGATGCTCGAACTCGTCAACCAGCCGGTCCACCAGAACCCGCTTGATCAGGTGTTTGAACATGGGTGATCGGTGAATAAGGGGAACCACCAGCGGGCAAATGGCGTAATAGCCGCCCAGGCATTGCTCGGTAAGCACCTTGTCCCGGTAGATCCGGGCCAGGTTAACCTCGTATGAATGCGGATCGGTGCAGGCGGTTATGATGATGCATTTCGAGGCGATGAGGCCTGCGGCACCGCCGATAACCGCTCCAACCGGGCCACCCATTGCCGTACCTGCGGCAAGGTAGCCTCCAAGGGCTGCCCCTCCACCTACTGCAGATATCATATTGGATTTTTCCGCCTGCTTATCCTGCGCCTTGGCCGCCGCGATCTCCTCGTTTAAAGCCCGTTCCCGAAGCTCCACCTGTTTAGCCCTGAAAAGCCTGTCGGCCGATCCTTCCGCATATCCGGACACGATCCCGGCGACTTCGTTCCTGGAAACGTCACGGCCGGAAAGTCTGGCCTTGCGTTTGGCTTCCGTCAATGCCTCTGCAAAATTGAGCATCATGGTCTTTAGTCCTCCATTAAAGCGTCAAACGGCGTGTATACGATCCCGAGCCCGGTGAGCTCCATGCCATCAGCGGTATCGTAAATGTCCGACGAAAACTTAAAGCTGTGGTAAAGGCACTCGCCCAGGTTGCAATCGATGGTTTTGTAAGGCCCGTCCGCCATGACAAAGGCATCAGGAACATACTGATCGTTTGCGCCGTGCATGGTTGCCGTCCCGTCGCAATAGTGGGTAATCTCGATCAGGGGGCTGTATCCAAGGTCCGTAATTGTGCCGCTCCACGCCTTCCCGGTTTCTCCAGACTCGTATGCGACGACCCAGTTTAAATATCGAAAGTCTTGTTTTTCGGTCAATGGTAGTGTTAGGGTGTCAACCAGTGTTGACAGGCTCGAATCAGAATAGATGTAACAATATATCGTCCCAAACGTCCCAACATCCTCGTCTCTTACAATTTTAAGATAATACTCCGTATCCAGGCTTAAAGTTGTCGATATTTTTGTATATATCGTACCGTTATTGCACTCTGACACTGCTAGATGCTGGTTGCCGCTGAATTGATACCACCACACAGACAGCCAATCCCCATTTGCAACATCAATGTCGCGTAGGGAGTCCATGGTATTTGTAACGGCCCAAACGCCTATTCCTCCAACAGTGACCGGGTTGGATGTGCATTTGACTTGTGTGTAAAGCTCAAAATTTCCGGAAAAATAACCCGCCGTGAAATCTCGCGCGACATAGAATTCTTCGTCATTGTCTGCCGTTGTTACAGTAACCGTGGTAGCGTCTGTCAGCTCGATACGTCCAGCCGGATCGCTTTCCGGATAATCGGTCGTGCTTTGAGAACCGCCCCACTTTGCTTTATATCCAAGCCGGATCTTTTCAATAACTGAGTGCTGAAAAAACGGGCTCTGGCCTAAAAGCAGGTCCTTGGTTTGCAGATATTGCGTGTTAGCCGTGCCATTGAAGTTATCGCTGTTTTCCAGCCTGAAGACCGTACCGTAAGCGTTGCCGCCATAGGAATAGGTATTGCCAGAAATGTCTTCTACCAGGAAGCCGCATTGAAGGTCATTGGTTGCTGAACCTCTGTCGATCTTAGTCCATTCGTTGTATTGCAGGCTGTATTCCAGTTCAACGTTGTGGACTGTCTGGCCGGTTCCGGATGAAATCAAAAGTTTGTAAGCCTTCAGGTTCGGATCATACCAGCCAAAGGAGTCGTCCATGCGGTCCGCCGGGATACTCCTGGCATCGTTCTTGTCCCAATAGCATTTGATATCGTTGCTGATGATCTCGATGGTGGCGCCGTCGCACATGACCACGCCCGAATCCGTTTGCCATATGGCAATCTGCCGGTTTAATCCTTCATTTCCCACCGCCGTAGCGTCGCACACGGTCATTGAAAGAGGGGCCACGCACCCGGTTACGCCGCTCATGCGTTGGACTTCCCAACTATCAGGGCCGGACCCGAAAACGCGGTATGCCTCATGCGCCTTGCATATGATCATTTGCTCAATGCCGGACGTGCGGTACAGGTTGTAAAGTACCGCGCCGACCGTCAACTCCTGATCGTCCCCGAATACCAAGGCGCCTGAGTCGGACCCGTTCCAAACATCCGGCGCGTCGGACATGGAATAGATGCAGCGGTTTACGCCGTCCGATTCCTCGCCGCACAAAAACGCCCGGTTCTGGAACATCAGCGGGAACTTAAACCCCTTGATGGTCTGCTTTGCAGGGATGCCGACAACCGTGTCCACCATGGTCGTCGAGTCCATGGCCGCCGACCATTGGAATTTGTAATAATACAAGGGCAGGTCGTCAAAGCCCTTCTTTCGGGCCTTGTCGGTACTGGACTCGTTCTTCGCCTTGTAGCTCTCAGAGATGGAGTTTACCAGTCCGTTCCAAACCTGAAACAGAGGGAAACTCCCGCTGATACCGGGGGAAAATGTCCACATAGACATTCCCTTACCCTTGATTCCGAAAAGGTTTTGTTCAAATTCCTGTTCAACGTCCGGAGCGTTCCAGCTCATAATACCGGATTGAGCCAGAGACGGCCCTGAATCCGTTTCATCGGTAACGGTCCCGACAGACTGCCACTGATCCCCGTCCCAATAGGACACGGTGACGTCGTTTGCAGTGGAGTTCTCTTTTCCCGCGACAAGGTTGAACTTGACGGCTGTAATCTGATAGGGAAGCCCGATATAAACAAATTCAGTATTTGCCAGACTGTTGAGATCAGCGGCGATCGGGCTGTCCGCGTAGGCAGTGGTTGTTTCTTCAAGGACTTCTTCGGAATAGTCGTACCATGCCCCGGATTTGTAGACCTGAAACGCGCCAGGCTTGAGAAACGAGCCGTCCCAAATATCGACCACCGGTTGAATGGGGGCGTCAAGACTGACCTGGTAAATCGTCGGGTCGCCTGCCGATAAGGCGAACTTGTACCAATACAGGTAATGACCGTAGATATATTTTGGCCGTGAGGAGTCAACAGTCGAGCCAAACGTGACCGTGCCGGTCGTGGTCAGGCCGGTTGTGTTGTCCGTGATGGTCAATGCCTTCCAGGTGGACCCGTTCCACTCGTAGGCGGTCAGGGTTCCTGTCTCGTCTGCCGGATCGGAGATATAAAACTTTGTGCCCTGAATTGGCCTGGTTGATCCCACAAGGAAATAATTGGCGTCCGCCCTGTACGGCATAACCGGTGGCGTGAACTCGGCTGCCCAGCGGGCTACGCCTTTGGAGATGCGTAATTCGTCAATCCAGCCCTTGAAATATGATGCGCCGTCGGTCTGGCTGCGCCCGATGTCAAAAGTTGCTGTTCCAAGGTCCGGCATGGCGCTTGCGTTTGTCCATGTGGATTTTATCTCTCCATTAACACAAAACGCCCATGTGTTTGCGTCGCCGCCCCATCCTCGAATAAGCGCAAGATGATACCAGGTGTAAGATTCTGGAATAAACGAGGTAATGCTTTTCAGGTGGACAGAAGAACCGCCGACGTTAACGCTCCAAACAAATTCATGAACGGTTGATTTGTGATAACCCAGGCTTATGTAATTGTTTGCGTCGGTATATTGTTCAAATATCGCCCCGCCCTGGTCGTCCCCTGTGGTCATAAACCAGAAATCGACCGTAAGAGGATCTGATGCAAAATTAAAATCTGCATCATCCGGCGTGGTCAGGTAATCGCCCGTGCCGTCAAATTTTCCAGACTCGCTGAAAACACGATATGCCGTGTCGATCTGTGCGTCTCCGGCTGCGGTCATAGTGTGAGCCGTGGTTGTGCTTGAGTCGGTAAATGTGGTTGATGCGTCTGCGCCGTCCATGTGCAGCAAAAGAACGGTTCCGGAATCGTTGCCCCCTCCGATGTAGGCCACCTCGTCGGGCTCTTGCAGGCTGTTTTGAACCTTGATGCTGTAATCCTTGGCGTTGGTCAGGGTGCCGCCCGTGATGTCCGCTGTGGAAGTTAAGAAGGCTACTGGCCGGATCTCGTCGCCGCCCCATATCAGGGATTCAGCGACGTTGGTGTAAAGCATGTTGCCCCGGGGGGCGTTGGAAAAACGGCCTATAGATGCAGCTGATGGGTTGTTATGCAATGACAGCCGGTCAAAATCATCGGCGCTTGGAGGCGCGGTATCATTGATCATCAGCTTTTTTTCGTCGCCATTGGATATGTCAACCAGCGTATGATTTTCTGACGGGAAGTCCTTTTTGAAATTAAACCCGTTATTAACGATGTCCATTTCTTCGGTAAGGTCTTCAACGGTCAGGCTCATGGTGGTTGTGCCACTTGATCCGGTGCCAGCAGCCCAATACAGATACCTATAATCATTTTTGTAATATGGCGACACATCCAGCGAAAAAAGAAGAGTGGCATATCCTGCATCTGAATAAACATCACAATAGACCTTCCCCGCGCCATTATCACCAGCTATATCCTCGTCCCTATAAACCTCCACATAATACGTAGTTCCGACAGATATATCGTGTGGCGAGCCTCCCCCTCCGCTACCATACTCAACTAATGACATTGAAGTGGTACCTGCTGTACGATAGATCTCAATATACACAATCGGACCTTCCCCGGCGCCTACTCCGTTGATCGTAGCTTCGTAAATACTTCCGTTATTATTCGTTAGGGCGAAAACAACCGCTGATGAGCCGTCATTCGCCGCTGACACATTAAACTTAAACCTGAATGTAAAATCACCCGAATAATAGTTGACGCCGTTATCAATATAGACCCTTCCTTCGTCGGCCCCGGTTATGGCGCTCAAAGTGACCAATGAGTCTGAGGTAATTGTAATCTTTGAGTTGGGGTCATACTCCGTGAATTCAGAGGCATGATAAGAACCTATGGTATTGTCGTTTACCTCCGTCTGCCCCGAAACCCCCTTATACCGCTTGCCGTCCCGCCTTAAATTCTGAATATCCTGCAATCCGTAATCCTCGATCAATGCCGGGTCTTCCGACGGCTGCCAACGGCCGGTGAAGACAAACGGATAAACCTTCATACTCCCGGCCAGCGCAAGGCCGGCCAGGGACATAATCATCAAGACATAGAGGATCGTCTTTTTCATAGCAGGTACGGCGTGCCCTTCTGGGATCTCAAATAATAATCCCGGTTGAAATTGATCAGGTTTTGGATTTGCTGTTTGTACATTGTGGCCCACACTCCCAGACCGGCCTCGACCAGGATCGGGCTTTCAGCCAGCCGGGTAATCGCGCCCGCCACAATAGTCTGATGAAACTGCGGAGGCAGCAACGGAACGTCGGACGCGGCCGTCACCAGCCGGGGCGCTCTGATCTGCATCCAGTACCGCAAATCATACGCCGCATCAGAGCCCGGAAACCAGACCATGGAATTTTCCTCGACACCGGCCGTGCTATACGTTTTCCGATGGATAAACTTTGACGGAACTCCGGCCGTGGTACTGATCAGGGTGGAGTCGGATTCCACGTCCTCCCAGGTGAAAGGAGACATATCGGCGCCTTGCCCCGACCACTTGGCTTTCAGGATCTTCTGGACGTCCTTGCCTGTGGTAGTCAGGGTCTTGCCTCTGTGCTGAATCGTGCCTGCTGATTCATAAATCGTGAAGTCGGTTGTATCTACCGGTGTGGTTCCGTCCAAATCAATAAGGGTCAATGTCGTGGATGATGGAACTGTATCGACTTTGAAAAACCGGTTGTTAAGTTCCACCATGCCGACTATGGAATGGATATAAACGATATCCCCTATAGCTAATCCATGTGTGCCTGTGGTTAACACTCCCGGGTTGGCCTTTGTGATCGCGGTAATAGTGGCCGGAGCCACACTGTTTAACGTATCGTCAAACGTGACCAGCCAGAAGGGAGGATACAGCGTGTCCGCCGTTAAAATTTCGTTTAAGTAAACCTGATTAATGACGGCCTTGATAAGTTCAAGCTTGGAGCCGCCGGAAACCTTCACCCCGCGCTCTACCTCGTCAATCAGGTTTTGGAATGTCAAGAAGTCTGTCATGGTTTAAAGTCCTTTCTTTTGAGTGCCGCCCCTGGTTGCAGTCAGGGGCGGTTTTAAGAGGGAAGAATGAAAGTTGCCTTGCCCCTCGCAGGGCCTTACCTAAGCCGGGTAAACCAATAATGAATATATTCGTACCCGGTGTCTGAACACGTGTAATAAAGATCGTCATCTGTACCAGTGGTCACAACAACATGCGGACCGATATACGTTTTACCCCCAACTGTGGCTACTGCGTCTGATCCTGTAATCGCCGTCACCAAAAGTGCTCCATTGTCTCCCTTTCATTTTCAATGCGCTATCTGGATATTCCGATGGTGCTGCCTCTGCTGTTCTCAATCATCAAGGTCAGGACTGCGGTGTACCAAAGCGCTGTGTAGTTGGTTCCGGTAACCGTGCCGTCAACATCCAGGCCGGTCGTGGTCTGATCCGCGCAAAGCTGGTATATGCCCAAAAACATGTTATAAAGACAGTCAACCAGCTCCTTTTGGTTGAACATCCCGCCCGGCTTGAACTTAAACACGGTCCCGTTGCCCAGGGTGTTGCCCCTCACGTTTTCGATCAATTGCGTAAAACATGCCGTGTACGCCGTCGCCTCGTAGTTTGAGAAGGTCAGGCTGTCAGTGTCCAATTGTTCGGTCAGGGTTTCCATTGCGTTAAAGCATTGATACAGGCAGGCGTTTAACGCCGCATCGCTCACGCCGGTCGGCGTTATGATGTGTGTTGGTTCGATTGCCGATGTTTCCGCTATCCCCTGGCCGGTACGTTTGCCCTTTGAATCCTCGACCACCACGTTAAAAATGGCCGTGATGCAATTGGCCTTGTACGTCGTCAACGGTACGCCGCCGTCAAGGTCCAGTTTGGCGCAAATCCCGGTAAGGGAAGCAATGAACATATACAGGGCATCCACCAAATCCTTTTGGCTTAAGCCCCTCGGGGTAATGTTTGAATTGATGTTGGCCATAGGCTTTTTAATCCTCCGCCGGCAGGGTCATCATGGCGCCGTTGTTGGTCTCGACCTCTCCGGATACCATGCGGGCCTGCCGTTCCAGTCTCAGTTTCGGGTTGATGATCTGTTGAAAGAGAAGCCGAAGTCGTGACGACTGATCCACGTCAAGCAACGTATAACGTGGATCAATCTCGATCCGCTCAGACTTCGTGTCGTAAAAGAATATCACCTGAGCCCTGACATAATGATCCGGAACAATGGCCACGTATAGCCTGCCGCCGCCCTTCAGGATCAATTCCCGGTCAAAAACAACATCCATGTTTTGATCCAGCACCGGATTCCGGATCATGCGGCTGTGGTACGTACCCAGGTTGACAATCCGCTCATTGCCGTTCGTGAAAATCGACCTGCCCCGCCCGCTCGGATCTTCGGGTGGTTCCTCGGTCGGCTTCAGGCCAACGATATACGTCGCGCTGATATCCGCCGTTCCGATCTTCACCTTCGGCTTTAACGGATACCCCTCGAATGGCTGAGGCGTCCTGGCTGCCCGCTTCGGAATCGCTTTGAAGTCGGACAGGTCCAGGTTGCCGATGTCAAACGACTTCATATCCGCAAGGCTCTTTTGCTCGTCCAGCCGGTTGCGGATGGCGTCTGCCGGGTCTGTCTTTTTCGTCTGGTCTTTCAACTTTACGCTTTCAGTCATGTTTAAGCCCTCCCTTGAGCTTATCCCTGTTTTGGTTAGTATGGCGGAAGCGGGTTGGGAGTGCCTGCTTATCGCGTCACGCGGCCAGCGAAACGCTATCCGCCAAACGGTTAGTTGCTGGTCCGGTAGGTTCGGATCGCCACAACGGCATTGTCCGCGCTGTTAAAAACGGCCTTTGTGACGCCATAAATCGCACCGATGGCAAAACCGACCTTGTTGCCGTAGTCAAACGTCTTCTCATTCCAGATTTTGCGTTTGGCGTAGGCAATGCCGGCGGCTGCGACTCCGAACCCGAGCGCGGTGGCCCCTGTCAGGTTGGCCCCCGATCCCCACGTGGTTGCCAGGGCAATGCGCTCATGGGAATGGATAACCACGCCGTCCCAGATACCTTCCGCCCCGGAAAATAACGGGTTATCGGCTCCGCGCATCTGCGCCTCGCGCTGCGCCTGCGCCCATGCCGCATCACGGTTTTTCAGGTCAAACGATTGATCCGGCGCCATAACAACGACGTGATACCGTTTGCCCTTGATCGCCTTTGGCATGATCTTGGGCGTGGCCTTTTTGGCGTAGGTCTTGAACTTGCTCAAAAGCTGCAGGGTCATGTAGTCCCCGGCCTCGATGTCGGTCGTAGCTGTGGCGTCTCCGCCGTAATACGCTTTGGTCGGACTGGTGCCCAGGGCCGTGAAAAGGTCCTGATCCAGGGTGGACGCCATCCATTGCTTGAGCAAATCCTCGGCCCACATCCGGACCCGCTTGTCTGACGGGTACTGGTCGGACAGTTTGCCCTTGGTTCGGATCGCGTTTCGCTTTTGATCCAGGGTAATCGCGTCGTCGTAGGTGGTCGGGGTTTCCTCGTTGCCTTCAAGCTCGCTGTCGCCTGTGATGCCCGCGCCGGTCAGGTCTCTGATCTGGCCGAACGTCACCTGATAGCCCTGCTCTTTTTCCAGGTCGGGCAACTCGACAACGATATCCTGCTCATACGATGACCCGACAAACCCGTTGCCGTAAAAATAACTTTCCGTCTTTGCCGCTCTCCACCATGAATTTGACCATTGCTGTTCGGTGAGTGCGTTTGCTGTCGTAAATGTCCAGTCAGCCATTGCTTAAACTCCTTTCATTTTGAAACACGCTTAAGCTCTCTCGTCCGGATATGGCAGGTCCGGAAACTTCTCCCGGAACCGCTTCGGCGCTTTGGTCAGGAAGTCCACCTGCTTCCGGTCGCTCCATCGGCCCATTTCGGCAGCCACCTGGTTTGCGTCCAGGTTCGCAAGGTGATCATACCCTCCGTTATCGCCCTTGCTCTTGCTTCCGCCTATTGACGGCGCTCCGGCACTGGTCAGCGTCTTGAAAAGCCCTCGGGCCGCCCTGCTCTTTTCCCCGGCCAGAATTTTGTCCAGGTTCTTGAGGATATATGCGTCTTTCAGGTTGCCCAGAGCCCTGCCCGTCTTCTCAGACCAGTCCAAGGTGTCGGCGATCATCTTTGAGATTTCCGCCTGCTCTTTGGCGTCCAGGTCTTTAAGCCCTTTGCCGTAAAGCTCGGCTGATCTCTCGTTTGAAAAGTCGCTGATCTCCCGTTCCGACTCGGCCCTCAACTGCTGCTGCGTCGCCTGTGCCGATCTCTCCGACTCCATGCGTTTGTCATCCAACTGACGCGCATAATAGGGGTCGATCTGGTACGCGGCCCTCGGGTCACGGTCAAACACGTCGCCAAACCTCATGCCGTCGTATTTGCCACCCTCGATTTCAAACATTCGCGTGTCTGAATCTTCCACCTGCCTGTCTTTGCCGTTGCCTTTATCCGCCGCCGGCGTGTAGTCCTGCGGCTTCTCGTCCGGGTACAGCTTGTAATAATTATCCGGACCTATTCGCTTAAACTGTTCAAATTTGGTTTCCAGTTCCCCGGCTCTCTTTGCCTTGTCGTTGACTTCCTTGAACCTCGCATAAGGCACGGGCGCCGGGTCTGCTTTGTCTTCATCCTCATCGTCCGATTCTTTTAACGACTCATCGGTTTTGTCGGCGTCCTCGGTTTCGGATTCCTTAACGTCGTCGGCTCCCTTATCGTCGGCGTCGTCTTCCGGGATTTCCGGGTCCTTTATGTCGTCGGCCTGGTCGCCTATGATGCCGCGCTCATTCAAAAGCGGCTTAATAAGCTTCCAAAACCAAAACCAACCGCGTCTTAAATCTCCCATTTTATTTTCCCTTTCGTTTTTACGGCTTGACTGCCGGTGTTTCATGCCGCTGCCCCGGCAAGTGGGGTTATGTGGTTTGGGCAACAAAAAAAGGGGCAAATGCGATGATGCGGCACCGCACTGCCCCTTTAATTGCTGTTTCCGAACTGATCGGGCCCGGATAAGCCCAAATTGTTTATTTAATTTTTAAAACTCCTCCGCCTGAATCTCAATCAGTATCCGCCCGGTAATCTTCATGTCCAGTATCTCGGGCGGTATGAACGTCCGGTCAAACGCAAGCCGCCTGCTGCCGATCATGCCGTCAATCCCGTTGATGTCCATAATCAACTGCATCCCGTCGATTTTGTTGAGCGTCAACTGGCCGTCAAACCGCTTCCCGATGATATGCTTAACAGGCTCGGTCACAAGTTCAGCCTCTTTTTTTCTGAAAAGTTTCATTTTCCCCCCTTCATCATTCCTGCCTGCATTAACTGTTTGTCCTTCTCGTCCATGCGCCGTGCGACTTCCTTGGCCTTCGGGTCGTCCACGTATTCCAGGGCATACAACCGGTCGACCATCCGGGCGCTGTACATCTCCATTGCCACCTGCAGCTTGGCAATCCGATTGCTGGGCATGGATGAACCGGCCACGATCTTGACGTCCAGGTCCACCACGCTTAGCTTTTTATCCATCAGGATGTTGATGGCCTCCTCCCACCGCGCCGCCGTCTGCTGCTTTTCCTCGTCAGGTATTTCCTCGGCGTTTTGCAGGCCATCGGATTTTTTGTCCGGACGAAGGGTCTGGACCTCCTCGTCTTCCAGCAGCCGTTCCCAATCCTCACGCCTCACGGATACCTCAAGCACAAGGGCTATAACGACCTTGGCCAGCCTCACGAGTGCGGATTCAATCGACCTCAAAAAAGGCTTGTTCATCATCCCGCCGAAGTCCTGCAGGGCAAGCACGGTTTTACCCGCTATATTGGCCTGTCCCTGCGGGATCTTGCCGCGCATGACATCGTGGAGGTTGTACATATCGTCAATCTCCTGATCCGCCTGCTGTTCCAACTGGAAAAACTTAACGGCATCCATTGACCCGCTGGGCAGCCTGGTTGGTATCCACGGGCTGTTCGGATCGACAATCAACTCGCTGCCTGCGGTTCCAGGCTCGCCCTCCCATCGGGTTTTGCCTGCAGGCCGGACTATCGGCGCATTGACCATATGGCTGGCCGCATGGATGGCCTGCGCTCTCCGCTTGATCTTCTCCTTGTTGATCGGCAGGGCGTACATGGTCGGGCTCATGGCGTAGGCGTTCTTGGTTCTCTGGGCCTTCAGGCCAACCAGGTGAATGATGGGCTCGCCGTCCTGATCCGTGCCATAGGGGTTTTCCTTCTCCTCGACCAGTTTCTTTCCGACAATGATCCGCTGTATCCGCTTCGTGACCTTGCGCCGCCAATAGATCACGCCGGGCTCGACCTCGTCGCCGGTTTTGACCCCTTTTGGCAGGCCTTGACCCTGTTCAACCCGCTTTGACTGGATGTTTCCGCGCTCATCAACCTGGTATAACCAGTCCTCCTCCCGGGTCTTGAGCATCCACGCTTCGATCTCCCATATGATTTTCTGCCGGGCCTTGACCTCGGGTGATACAGGGTCTTTTAACCCGTCGGCGTAATTGTCGCCCGTGGTCAGACCGGTGCTCACGGTCTCCTCGTCGCCCTTGGTTAAACCCGGGTTGAAATAAATATCGCCGTCCTCAAGGTCGCCGTAATTATCGCGGATATATTGCCGATCCCGTTTCTTGGCCTTGATCAGGTCGGTGTCGGAATAGTCCCGCTTGCGGCTGTCCTTATCCCAGAAAATATCTTCCGGGTCGTCGGCCTCGAACACCACACGGCCAAACGGGCTCTTGCTCTTGTCCAGCCGGGCGCTGAAAAATCCATGCGCCCCGATGCTGCACTCCTCAACGACCTCATACGTGGTGTCGTTGCCCTCGTTGCGCTCCCAAATCAGGTCAAACCTGCGCTTTAACAGCTCGGCGACGTATAGATCCCCCGAGCCGACAGGTAAAAACTGGATCTGCGGTTTCTGATCCGTGACCATGGCGCTCAGGCCCTGCACACCCTTGACCAGCTTATTGATGGGTAGGGGGATCTGGCCTTGCTTCCTCATCTCAGCTTCGGTCTTGTCGTCGAACAGCCTGTTTTCGATCGCGTCCCAGCACTCTGTCCGGCGCCTGATCCATTCCTGGCGCTCATGAGCATCTTTGAACAGCTTAAGCGTCTCGTAAACCTCGATCACCTTCTGTTCAACGCTCTGGTCGGATTGAATCAGGCCCAGGTCTATCATTTCCATCAGACCACCATCCTACTGTTAGGGTTTCCCGGGACAATCAGGTTCGGGTTGCGCTCCTGCCAAAACATGACCTGAAACGCCTGCTGGATCATCATGCAGTCCGGCGCGATCTGCTCAATCTCGGTGGGCGCGCCGGTGTCCAGGGCTGCATCAAACACGGTCGCTAAAACCTCGCGCATCTCGGCATAGTCCACCTCGGATAACCGGGCGTCATGAACTTTGACAAACACCTTGCGCCGCATCATGCCGCCTGGCAGCTCTTCCAGTTTGTAACCGAACTCCCACCCGTCCACCCGGGTTGTGAACACATCGGCGCTGTCCAGTTGCCGGAACAAACCGTTCCGCAGTGCCAGCTTGGACGCGTGATTGAAGTTGTCCACGAAGTCGCGCAAGCTTGCGACCTCTGCGGCTATCCGCTCCTTGTTCGGCAATACGGCCCCCTGACTCACCCGTTTCACATCGCCCATGGGTCTCTCTCCTTCCCGCTGGCTATCCGTTTTCGCCAGCCTTTGACTGCGTGCGGTATCCGCTTGGCAGGCTCGCCCATGAAGTTTGACGCCTGGATGGTGCAGCCTGCGGCCACAACTGAATCCCATAGCGTTTGATCGTCCTGCGGCCCCAGCTTACCGCTGTCCATCCGGATCGTGGTTGATGCCTCGTCCAAAAGTACCGGGCAATAAAAACCGCCCTTGGTCGCCCTGAACCACGTTTTGAGATCCCCGCACAGCTCATGTTTAGCCTGCTCTGTCTCCGACCATCCAAACTGGTGCGTAACCTCCGAGCCCAGCTTTCCGGAGTCCAGCTTGACGTATTGATTGGCCCCCAGCTTCTTCAGCTCTTTCACCGTCGTCTGTCCGGCGCCTGTCCGCTCAACGCATATCAACGCATCGATACGCTGGCCTGCCTCGTCATAAAATCCGTAATACCGGGCTGTCCAAAACAGGATCTTTGCCCATTCCGCCGCGTCAACGCGGTTGGATCTGATCCGACAGACCAGCTCGTCCAAATGCCGGTCCATGACATACGCCACGCTGTACGATTGCCCCAGCCCCTCGCTGATGTCGCTGCCGATGCAGTACCGCCGCGTCCAGTGGTGTTTATCCCATCCGTCAACCAGGTGATAGGGGTACCGCCACAGCTCAACGATGCCCTTGTTGTCGGGCTCGAATTCGTGATCTTTGGCTTTGGTTTGGATAATACGGCCGGTGATCCCTTTGGCCGCCTCAACGGTCTGTGAGTGCCGGGCCAGGGTCTTGCCAAAGTATGACCCGGACTGCGGGCTGATGGCCTCGCCCTCGCTTTCCGGATATTGTTGGCTGAAATCCTCCTCATCCATACCCTCGCTCAACTGGATGGTTCGGAAATTCTTCGGCCGCTCCGGGCAGTCCCACCAGGGCTGAAAAACACGGTCAAACCCGTTCTTACCCTTCATGGCGTCCACATAAACGCGCCTTGTCCATCCCCATCCTGTGCCGTCCTTGTGGCTGTTGCTGATGATGTGGATGATGCCGCCGGCTTTGTCGATGCCGGGCTTTGAACTGCTGTAAATTTGGCGGGCATACCGGTTTCGGCTCGTCTCGTCCATGATGAGCGCGTCAGGGGTCTTGCTTTGAGCGCCCTCAACGGTCGTGGCCAAGCTCTTGATCTCGCTGTAAACCAGCGGCTTGCCGTTGTCGCCGTACTCATGGATAAACCGCATGTGCTGCGCGCCGTCCTTGTCGCATGGCGGACACATCCAGGCGGGCAGGCGGTTCCGGATGAAGCGGACACGGTCCAGGAACTCAACGGCCCAATCTTCCTTTGCGCTGATGATGACGGCCAGGAAATGCGCCCGGGTGATACAGCGCCACAACACGTAGGCTGCATAAATCCAGGTAATTCCAAGTTGGCGGGCCTTGAGGTTGATCATCAGCCGGGATCTGAGGATTTTTTTAATTACCCTGACCTGTGACGGCCAGAGCTTGAACGGGGTCGCTTCACCGACAGTTTTGTCTTCAATCCAGCAATAGCGGAGGATGAAAAAGAAAAACGATTTAGACACCCGGAGGCATTCATAGGCTTGGTATTGCAGATTATTTATTGCCGGTTCGGCCATTTTTCCCCTTGTCGCTCAAAACCTTAACCACCGCGCTCATCATGTTGCCAGTCGCGTCGTGCTTAACCTCATGCTTTTTGGCAGGCATGACGTCGTAGATATCAGTCACCATCTTTGCGCTGGTCAGCCGGATGCTGTGGTCTATGTCGTCGCGCTGATCCGTGACGATGCCGTCTTTTTGAAAATAACTTACTTTCTTGGCGTCCATGGCTTGAGAGATCCGCAGCATGGCCTTGTCAATCCCGGCCTTGCGCTTTTCCAGCATTTTGCGGCACATTTTGTTTGTCGCCTCTGCTGCCAGCCTGCCTATTTCCGCTTTATCGTCGTCCATGGCAGAGTCTCAACTGTTGTTTGATATTTGTCAAATCGAGGGGGGGTATCGTTTGGGTGTACTCATGGTATCGTTTGGGTGTACTCATGGTATCGTTTGGGTATTGTTTGACGACTTTATGCGATCATATTGATTTTTTTTTCTTGCATTTTTAATTTTATTATACTGTATAATCCATTCGTCAATTATTTCTGGCAGTTGCATCGGCCTGCCGTCCGGTGTACGAACAACCGGCATTTTATATTTTTTATGCCAGCGCCTCGCTGTGACGGCGTTAACTCGTAGTCGTTGACCGATCTCCTTCCACCCGAACAACCACGGAGATTCGTTCACTTTACAGCCTCCCCTTCGAAAACATAACCCGGCTTTCCATGCCCAAACCAGCTATCACGTCATCAACGCTGCGGGCACAAAGCGCGATGCCCCCCTCGTGGTTGATCCGGTCCAGAAACTTAGCCTGCTCAGGCGACAGCTTGCCCAGGCGCCTCTTAACCTCGATAGCCAGGAACCGGCCCTGATAGATGCCCAGGATATCGGCCACACCCTTGGGTT